CCGGCCTGCCGGATGACGTTTCCCTTCAGGCTGGTCTTCTCGCTCATAGGCCGAACGCCTGAGACGATGAAGCCAAACATCCACGGCAGATCAGCCTGAATGAACGTGCCCATGGTCGTGGTAATCGTGATGCCGCCGCCGATTGCGCTCATGCTTACACCCCCGCGATTTGGATAGCTTCAGCCCGAGCGAGCACGCCAGCGCGCTTGAAGACGTCTTCCATGAACTTGGCGACGAACTCGGTCTGATCGAGGATCTTCACCTTCACGGGCTTCAATACGGTCTGCTCCATGGCGACCTTGAAATTGTCCATGCTGGTTGCCATCTCGATCATGCGCTTCGTATTCTCGGCCAGGATCTCGCTCTGCCGCTTTTGGAGGAAGTCGCGCTTGACCTGCTGCTCTTCCTGCTGCCGGCGCAATTCCTTCTCTGCGTCTTCCTGCTCGCGCTTGCGCTTGAGGCGCTGATCCTCGAGAAACCGCTCGAGCTTCTTCTGATCTTCGCCGAAATCGCCGGCCATCGTCAGGGCATCAAACAGGCTGTATCCCATGTCGCGGAAATACTTCTCAAGCTGGTTCTTGCGATCGATCGCGGACATGTCGAAGAAGGAATTTTCGTATCTCCGATCGATTTCCTGCAGCGCATTTATCAGATCTTCTTCCGACCTCGAAGCCAGGCGCTCGCGATCCTCGAACATGCGCTTGTATGCCGTCATGGCCCGATCTTGCTCGAACTTGTAGCTGATGTCAGCAAGCCGGTTTCGATAATCGTAATAGTCCTTGTCCATCTTGGCCTGAAACTCCATGGTCTTTTTCTTCGCGTCCATGGCGGCCTTGAATGTGTCTATCTGGGCTTTCTCTGCGGCTTTCTGGATTTGCTCGAATTCTTTCAGCGCTTCCTTGTCGAGCCTGTTTTTCTCTTTGAGCTGTTCCTTGCGAGCGGCAGTTTCTTTCTTCGCTTCGGTTTCGACGTATTTTCTTACTTCGTCAGATTGCCTTTTTGTTTCTGCGCTGATCTCGCTCATTCCAGCAGCGAAATCATCTATAACTTGAGCATCAATCGGCTGGAGCTTCTTCTTTTCCGCTTCAGCCATGAAGTCGTTGTATTGCTTCTGGAATTGAAGGAGCTGCCGCTCAGCATCAAGAGTGATATCCCCGCCGAAAGGGTGAAGAATAGCTTCTGCCCATGATGCCGCCCAGCGCGTTCCGTCAATCATGGCGGTGCTGATGCCGAGGATAGCGTTGCTGATATCCTTCAGGACATACATATTGTCTCGGATATACTTAACCGTATCTCCGATGGCGCCAGCCGCAGCATCGGCAAAGGCTTTCCATTGATCTGCCTGAAGGAACTTTTCTAGTTCATCGCGCGTATCGGTCAGGAATCCGACGAACTGATCCCACGGGCCCTGGTCTGTGATCGAAAGCACGGCCTCATTCGCGAGGTCGGTGATGGTGCTCCATGCGCCCTCAGCTGTATTTGCCGCTTTCTCCATAGCGCCGGCATACTTGTCGCCCATGGCGTCGGCCAGTGCAAGGGCTACTTCTTTTCCATTCAGTCCCTGCTCGGCGATCTTGCCCATCTGATCCGCGGTCAGGCCGAACTTATCGGCAAGTATTTCGTAGACCGGAATACCAGCCTCGGCCAGCTGGAGAACGGTTTCGCCCGTGACCTTGCCGGTCATGTTCATCTTCATGAGCGGGTTCAGAACTCGCTCGAACTCGATACCCAATGCGAATGTGGTATCGCCTAGCTTCTCCATGATCTTGAGCGAACCATCGAGCGGATCGAACCCGGCGTTCTTGAGCTTAATCATCCGGCCCGTGACTTCATCCAGCGTCATCGGAGTTTTCGCGCCGAACTCCCGCGCCCATGCAAGTGCCTTGTCCGCTGGAGCCCCGGCCCCGAACACGGTATCGAACTTCACTCCGATCTGCTCGAACTGGCTCGCGATGCCTGCGCCGAATTTAATGGTATCGGCTATAGCATTCCCGACGCCCATGATGGCGCTTGCTGCTGCCCCGAATGCCGTCTTGGCGACGTTAAACACGTCGATGGTCATCGTGAAATTCTTGCCGAGCGTGACGAATCCGCCGGACAAGGTGTATATCTGCTTGTCCAGCGACGCCGCGGCGGAGGCGAACGAGTCGAAGGCGTTCTTGGCTGTGCCTGAACCTTCAACTGCTAGCTTGGCACTAAGATCCGCATATCCTGCCATACGCTTTCGCCTCCTCGTCGTTCAAAATTCGACGGTATGCTACCCAGCCGGCATACTCATCAAGCGTCATGCGCCGCACCGTAGATAGCGGAACATGAAGGAAATGCGCCAGGGCGTAAGCCTGGAGGAGACTTGCGTCAGCCTCCAGGCTCGCCCGTGCTACCGAGGGTCGTCCTGCATATCCCCGATGACGGCGGTCAGGAGACGATCCATCTCCTTCCCGTTCTTCTGCTTGAGCGCTTCGAGGTCCATAGCGTTCACCTTCGGCGAGATCAGGCAGGCACCGATCAGCGCGACACCATACGCGGCGTTGTCGAACTGGTCGCCCTTCTTAGCGGCCTTGCGCGCCATCTCCCGATCTGCCACGGTGGCGACGCGATAGCGCAACACGCCAGGCACGGTAGAGCCGTCGGCCTGTTTCTTCCGCCATACTTCGGAGACGAACTCCTTTTCCACGACGTCAGAAACAAGGAACTCTTCGAGGGTCAGGATGTTGTCGCTCATCATCAGACTCCGCGCAGCTCGAGGTTGCCGTCACCAGTGAAGCTGACGTTTTCTTTCACGCCACTGCCGAGGCTCACATCGGTGCCCCAGTCGGAGATGATGACCGCGCCTTCGTAGTATTTGGTCGAATCGCCCGAATCAGGATACAGGCGGACGATGGCCGTTCTGCGCTGCAGCGCCATGCCGAACATTGCGTTATCGCCAACGTAGAAGCGGCTGAACGAACCGGACCATTTCACCGCGCCAGACAGATCGGCTTCAGGCGAATAGTCGCCCATCGCTTCGAGCTCGATCGTGTCGTTCGTGCCGGACAGACTGAACGCATCAACTTCACCGAGTTTGGCGATGAGCGGATACTGGTCGTAATACGACGCATACAGCGTGCGCGCGGCTCCAGCGGTGTGACATCCAAGCAGAGCCTCGTTCATTAATACGCCGCCTTCCATGGGGAGGACCGCGAAACCGGGAATGTCGGAGCGCTCCTGAATGAGCGTGCCAGTGCTAAGAGCATAAGTAATGTCGCCAGCCGCGACAACACCGGCAGCGCCGGGAGTAAGTTTCACGGCTGCAACGAGCGTGCGACCAACGGCGACATACGCCGGCCCAGCTACGGCATCCCAGGTATCCGAGAATGCAGTAGTCGAAGCCGACACCTTGCCCGCGGTGACAGCCGCCGAGCCGGTCGTGTTGTCGATATGAATCATGTGCCACTGCGCGCCAGCCGTCGCGCGTGTCAGCGTGAGCGTCTGCGCCGAGGTATAGGACTGGACGCCGCTGTTGTCTTTGTGCCATTTGAGCGCGGACAAAACGACGGTATTGTTCGCCGTGCCGGGGCTGAGCGTCGGAGCGCCGATGATGCCCTGTAGTCTGACACTCGGATTCTTGCCCTTGTTCCATGCCGATCGTGCGCTGGTTGCATAGAACCGATTGGCGTATTCCGTCCCCTGAATGGTCTTCGTCGCGTTCTTGGTCAGAGCGACGTTGCTGATGCTCAGTCCGTCTCCCGTTGGGACGTAGACTTCGCCGCGTTTGCCGGTGATACGAGCCATTGTATAACCTCCTATATGATTATCAGTAGTCGCCCTGGAATGTTATATCCCAAGAAATACGAAACAGCGGATAGGCAATCTCTGTCCGGCTTTCGCCGTAATCTGCCTGGTATCGATAGTTCGTTGAGGCATACGCCTCTAGCACTCGCTCCACTTCCAGATAGAGCCCTTCGAGTGCCGTTAATCCGTTCAGCGTTGTCTTGTTCGATGCGACCGTTTCGCCGCTCTTGTCTATCACCAATGCGAATGCGAGCGTGACCGGCCTATGCGTTCTATCTGTCGCCGGAACGTAGCTTCCGATCTGGATAGCAAGCATCGGGTTATCCGGCTGAGGCTGATCTTCGTTATCGATTCCGACGAATGCCTTCAGCACCTTGCCGGCCCCGAAGTTCTGGGTGACATACAGCGCAAGTTGCGGGTCGGCCTGCACGGCGGCCACAAGTTCGGATGCGAGCGTCAGCGGCTTGGTCGTCGTCACATCACGCCTCCGCCGGTGAATCCAGTTCTAGTCGCCTCGGCGTTGATATTCTTGGCGATGTATTTATCCATGGCGACGCGCTGACGATCCATCGCTGCGAAGTATTCCTGCTGCTTCTTGAGATTGCGCGTTCGCTGCGCTTCAATCTTCTTTTCGATCGGCCAGGGCTTGCGGAGGTTCTGAACGCCGACGCCGTTGAGCTGGTCCATCTTCTGCGCGAATCGCCGCTGCATGATATCTGCGACGGCTCCGGCTTCCGCCTTCATGATCGGGGCGACGAGAGGCCGAGCCGGCTGTTTCGGCATTGTCGATTTCCGCTTCGGCATGCCCAGAGCGCCCCAATACTTGCTCATCGATTCGTTACTGCCGGCGACGTCTCCACCGCGCTGGAACCGGGTAAACATATCGACGGCTTTTTGCGAGGTGTATTTCTTGATGATGCCGATATGAGCTCGAGGGTTGTTGATGTCGTCCATGACCACATACCGGAATACGTTCTTGAGGTTTCCGAGAAGCTGTCCAATAACGCCTTTTGCTCGAGCGGTTCGAGCTCCGCCACGAACCGGAGGATGGTGATAGATCACATCCGTGATGCGGTTATATAGCCGCTTCTCTTTTCCTGCTCCCATGTTCTTCGCGCCCTTCTTCCAGCGGCGGGCCGTTTTGCGAGCGGGAACGAAAGCGCTCTGCGGCTTCGTATACATGCGGAGTTCCGGCCAGTTGAATCGGTTATCCTCAACGGCTTCGCGCATCTTGCCCTTGAGGTAGAACGCGGCTTCCTTCATGGCGCTGATGCTGGCCATCTGCATCGAATACCAGCTATTGCGCACCCATGCCTCGCTCATCGTTGATTTCGCGGGATCGAAGATCAATTCCATCAGCTGATCCTCCGATCTCTGGATATCGTGATGATCCAGCTGTGCCCGTCGCCCTGGTCGTAATTCTCGATGCGCCAGGCTACGCCGTCGATCGTGAGTGTGTTGTATCGTGTTGGCGCTGGTAGATCGGCTTTTGCTATGACTACCGTCGCAAGAGCATACTGGCCACCGAGGTCATAATCGCCGAGGACCTGGCCATAGTCCACGACTCCCCGGAGTGTTGCGCCCGCGCTGGTTGTGAGCGTGGAAGCGAACTCATCCGTATTGAGAAATACGGACTGAAGGTCTGCATCCATCTGCGTCTTGAACGTCATCGCTCACGATTCGGCTGCTCTTCAGGCATCGCGCGCCACCACGATACGACAGGGCAAGATCGCCCTGTTTCGCAAGGTTAGGGTGTTGTCTTACAGATGAGACGGCTGGAGGAGCTTCACCTTGATCGTGGCGGTGATATCCCCAGACGATGAGCCAGTAATGGCTTCCAAGGCCTGCCCGAAGATCAGTCCGGAGTTGGTGTTGCTGAGCGTGGTCGTGCAGACCTCCACGTCGCCAGCGACGGAGCCATACACGTAATCACCAATGGCGATGCTCGAGCCGCTCGCCGTGGTGACAGAGAGATCGAAGATGCCCTTGGTGGCGACGCGGACATTCTCGCCAGCAGTGCCGGCTCCATCCATCGCGACGCCGATGATGCCGCCGGTGGCCTTGGCTTTGCATTTCACGACCGGGGCGTTCTTCGACGGGCTGGTCGTAGCCCACGTCAGAGTGATGACATCGCCAGGGGCGATATAGTTCGTGGCAGCCGTCAGGACGCCAGCGATGAGCGCCAGGGCGACGACCAGAAGCATCATGTTATTGTTCTTCATATTCTATTTGCTCCTTTGTGTCATTCGGTATGCGGGCGAGTTGCCCCGCCCGCGAGTCGTCATTACGCGCCGGTGTTGCGATAGAGGCCGCGGAAGTCGAGAGCCTTGGCCGTCGCATCGATGAACGCGGTGAAATCGACGCCGAGGATCGTGCTGGTGTCTTCCTGGGTGAGCGTCGGAGCCTGATTGCCATTGAGGAACGCGACTTCGACGGTCGGGGCCAGCATCGGATCGGCGGCGAGATACCAGTAGTTGCCGGAAATATTCGCGTCGGCGATCGCAACCATGGTGTTGAACGGGTTCTTCACGCCCGCGCTGTAGGTCGCATCGGGCATCGCAACCGAGCCGGTGACGATCTCGGCCTGGGTCTTGTAGGCCGCGCCGGTGAGGAGGAAGCGCGGGCTGATGTTGAGCTTCACGCCATTCGGGGCGGCCTGGCCGAACATAGCACCGACGCCGGTAGCGATGGTCGACGCGCTGATGGCACCGCCGGAGGATGCGTCATTCAGGCGAGTGGCCGCCGTCGAGAACAGGGCGACGGAATCAGCCAGGTTTGCGTTGGCGGCGAGGACCGCATACGGCAGGCTGTTGACCAGGTTGGCGGCTCGAGCACCGAAAGCGCGGAAAATCTGATCGAAAGCGCCGAGGTCGTCGTTGATGAGCGCCTGGCGAGTGATGACCAGCTTGCGCGCATAGGTGACGAGCTGGATCGTTTCGCCGGTGTCGCTCATGACGCCGTGCTGAATCTCAGCGCCTTCGGCGGTCTCGAGCAGATTCGGAGCATCAGACAGGCGGACGCGGCGGCTGGACTTGAAGTCCGGCAGACTGCCGATCGAGCACCAGAGCTGATACGTGGTCGGAGCGTAGTTGTAGCCGACCATCATGGCTTTGTTGGCGACGTTGGCGAGGATGTAACTGAAGTCCCCGCTGTTCTGGCTGGGGATGCTGGCGCTGCTGCGGAGCTTGAGCGCGCGGTTGATGACTTCATCGCGGCCCATGAACGCAGGATTGACGCCGGCTTTGCGGAGGCATTCGCTGGCGAGCGAAAAGAAGGAGATGCCGCGCATCTGCTCAGCGCCTTCTGCCGGCTTCTCGACGGCCCTGCTTCCGAGCGCGCGGATCAGCATGGCGTCAGCAGCGGCACGGGCGAACTTCTCGCCGTCGGTGTCGGTGACGGTGACGCGAGGAGTGCTGAGCGGTTTCGCGGCGCGCTGCAACTCTTCGATGACGAGATTCTGAGCGGCTTCGACGGTGGCACCGCTGGCGATGAGCTCATCGACGAGATGGCGCGTTTCCTCGAATGCGCAAGCCTTGCGGATGCCTTCGATGCGGACGCGTTCCGCGCGCTGTGCTTCGAGCCGGATTTCCTCGGTATTCACCGTAGGAGCCGGAGGCGTGGTGGTGGTGGGAGTTTCGACCTTGGTATTTTCCACTGTGTTTTCCTCCATTTTGATTTCTCCGGCACGATGGCCGTCGGATTCCTTCGTTGTTTCCTGCTGCGCTGGAGCTGCTTCCGCTCTGACCTTGGCGAACTTATCCGCGCCAATGGCGACGAGCGAAACCTCTTTGAGATTCCATCTGGTGCTCACCTTCATCGGTCCGACATACTCTCTGCCGCCGACGTATGCGCGAGTTCCTTCAGGTATCCAGGTGGCTTCCGTGACTTCGTATCCCACGGATACGTCCGTGATATGACCGTCGCGCACGTCCTGATAGGCGTCGTATGCCTTCTGCCTGCGGCTGAAATATGCCCGGCCCACGGTGACGTTGCCTTCCTGGCGGATGTCGCGGAACGATCCGAGCACGTCGGTTACACTTTCGCGGCTGTGCGAGTCCTGGAACGGCACCTGTTTGTTGCTGGGAATGACCAGGCCACTTTGAACCAGGACTTCAGGCACAAAGTCCATGCGTTCGAAATCAAATACCGTGGCCGGTTCCTCGGTGCTGATGACAAACTCGACGGAGCGGTCATCTTCCCGAAGCGTCGACGGGCGCGGCGCAATGGCGCGGGTCGTTAGATTATTCTTGGTATTATTCGCTGGCATTGCTTGCCTCCTGCGTCAGATCCATTTCCGCCTGCTCTTCAGCTTCGGAAGAGTCATCAGCGGCGTCCTCCGTGACTGCCGTTGATGTCGACGTGAACGAGGTTACGGACTGAGACTGAGAGCTGAACTGTTCCGCGTGCGCGTCGAGCTGGAAGATACCGAGTTCTTTCATGCGGGCTACTTCTGCGGCCCGAGTCGAGAACACGTCATCGATATCGTTGCCCTCGCTTTCCGCGAGAGACGTGAGCGTTTCGAGGCCGATGGACAGACGAGTTTCGGCGGCGCTAGCTTCCTTCATAGGATCGATCCATTCCTGCCGGGGGCGGCTGAACTGGACGCGCCAGAACTTGCGCGGATCGCGATCGTATCCAGCGAGGCGAAGGCCGTTGGTCCGATACTCGACGTCGATGAACCATCGATAGACCGGAATATTCAAAAGCCGATCGAGCAGGCCGGACATCTGCCGCATCATCTGCCGTTCCTGGATCATGGCCTGCCGAGCGCTTGAGTAGCTGACTTGAGAGTAATCATTCGAGAAGGTTTCGTATGACATGCCTGTGCCGCTCGAGGCTGAGCGAAGGCGGGAGCGGACGAACTCCGCATAGACGCCGCCGGGCTGTTCGGCCTTCACCGTCTGAACTTCTTCACCAGGACGCAGGTAATGAATGCCGCCGGGAATGACATACTGCAGCGTAGTTTCGCTGTCTTCGGCGTTCCCGAGCTCGGCTTTCTGCGCGGCGCTAGGTTGCCAGTCTTCGGGGTTCGGAGAGCGGACGAAAATACCGTATGCCGTCGCCACGCGCGCGAGAGTCAGAGTTGCATCCTGATATTCGAGCGTGTCGAAAAGGTCGCCGATGATTGGGGCGAAATGGCTGATGCCTCGGCCCTGCCCGGCGCGCTGCTTGTCGTAGATGTGAAGCACATCATCAGCGGATACGCGAACCGAACTTGTCAGCTCCTCGGCAGGATGCGCCTGGTAGAGCCAATAGGCCACCGGAAGCCCGAAGCGATTGCGTTCGATGCCGCCCTTGATCGTATTGCCGTTCTGGAGTTTGCCGTCCTTGCCGCTGTCGAGATAGTCACACTCGAGCACCTCGAGCTGGAGCGGGGCCTTTCGGACGCGATGAACAAGCGCTTCGCCGTCCAAAATAAAATGCCGAGCGACGAGGCGCTGAATGTCTACGAATTGGCTGCCGTCAGCACCGGCCTTTTCCTGCCAGGCTTCCCATCGGTTTTCGATATCCATGGCGAGCTTCTGATCGACAGCCCCATCAGCCGCAATAACCTTGCTCTTCGGCCACATGCCTTCCCCGACGATGCCGCCGACGAACCGACGGAGCGCGCCGGAGACGAGCGGGTTGTTGCGATCCAGATCACGAGCCCGGTCCGTCGTGCGCCGCCATGCCGTCACGATCTCATCGGTAGCTGACTTGGTTGACGGCCTCCACATCTGATTTGAGCCGGTAGTCTTGGCCGCGCTGTATGCGCGCTTGATGAGTTGGTGCTGAGCGAGATACCGAGCCGCCATTCCCGGAGCGATGAGCGCCAGCGTCTTGGCAATGGCCTGAGTCAGGCCGTCGTATATGCTCATCGCGTCGTAATGAAAACGGGCGACGTGCGCGGCCCATTGGATCGGCGATCGATTCGTGCCTCGAGCTCATCAATGCGGCTCTGCAGGAACTGAAGATCAGCCCGAGTGATGGAACGTCCGGCGATGGAATACGACTGCGCGCCATTCAGGATCGCATCGCGAGCGGTCTTGTAGGCTGCAAGCTCCGTCTGAAGTTCCGCTGTAGTCGCCACTATTCACGCTCCATTTCGACAAAAGAAAAAGCCCCGGCATTGCCAGGGCAATTTGGAGAGGAGAGGATTTTCGGACAATGCTCATCTATTTCATACGCTGTTTTTTCTTCCTTGCGGGTTTATCTGGTAATTTACTAGGCGATGACGAAGGAACTGGCGGAACATAGTTTTTCTGAACGCTCTTGAAACGATGTGTGCAGATAGAGCAGACGTGATACCGAATAGGCAGATTGCATTTGTATATGTGGGCGTTCGGCGGCTGAAGTCCTAGCTTCACGCATACCGGACAATATGCCCCCTCGCCATCCAGATACTCGGCAACTTCTTCCTGGGCAATTACCATAATCATCCGTATCAATTGGGCTCGGTTTTGCATCACCACCTCCGCGTGTAAGGATTGTATCCGGTTGGGCCTGCCGATCCCTTCTGGTATGGATTCGGCGCGGTGGGAACTGGTGGTCGAGGGCGAGATTCCATAGTTTGTGATCTGCGTCGTCGTAGTCCTCCGTAAAATTCCGGGTCGACCAGGCACAGACAGATAACCTCGCAGTCCAGTAGATGGTTATCGCGCCGCACCTGGAACCATTCGATCGTTCCAGACTTGTCTCGCCGCTTCTCTTCGGCGGTGATCTGTCGACATACCCATTCCTCGGTATCCTGGTGCAGATGCCACGCTCCGGGTCCCGGCGCTTCGTTCGTGGTATTGATCCGCCACCAGAGCGCCTCTTTCATGGCGTCGGTATTGATCTGGACTATCTGAAGCCCGCCTGGAATTGGCTTCCCTGACGGCATTTTCTCGATCGGCTTTCCGATGTGCATCTTTGTCGCCATGCTCCTCGAGCTGCCCTTGGTTCCGTAAAGCGTTCCGCCCCGGCCCTGGCATCGTCGGATGAATTCGTATGTCTCCTCGGTCCTCGAGACAAGCGCGCCTTCTTCCTTGCCGCCGCCGGTATCGATTCCGATGCGCCATACAAGGATTTCTTCGCCGTTCTGCTTCGTCCATTCGCGCTCGAATAGAATCTGCTCCAGATCATGCCATGTGCCGGCAATACCCTCGTCGATGCCCCAGCTGGTCATGTCTCGAGAGAATGCTCGAGCGCGCCACCAGATGCCGGACTGCTGGACATCACACCCGATAACCAGCGCTTCGGCTGCATCCGGCACGATGCCGCGCGGAATGGGTGCTTTACACTTGATTACCTGCTGGGTGGCTTCGTCTTGGGAAGCGCTGAGCCGCTGTATCCATGGTTCAGCGAGCCATGAGTTTTTGAAGTTCATCAGCTTCTCCGGGTAGTCCTTCGCCCGCACGAATGCCTCGGCAACATCGCCCCATCGGAGCCACGGCGAATACAACGAACTGATGACGAATCCGACGCTCTTCGGATGCTTCACCGCCTTCCGAGGAATCCACTTTCCAGCGTTCAGGATGGCGGCCCGGTGGATATCTTCGATCCTGCCGGCGCAATGCTGGCACTCATACCAAGCCGAATCTCGAACGCGGATCGGATACGCAGGGTCTTCCCGGTCCAGATCCTGCGGCCATTTCACATTGTGGAAGTCGAGGATCTGATATCCGCCGCAATGCGGGCAGGGCAGATGGTATTCCCGGATCTCGTCGCATCGCGCCTCTTCCTTCATGATCGGGCCGTCCTCGATCGTCGGCGTCGAGGTCTTGATCGTCTTACGATTCCAGAAGGTCTTCTGCCTTTCCTCGGCAAGGCTGATCGGGTCGGCCTCATTGCCGGCGAACGCTGGAAACTTGTCGATCTCATCCAGGAGCACATACCGGCACGGCCTGGACGCGAGCGATGCCGGGCTGTTCGCGCCGGACAGGAATAGCGACATCGTAGGGAATCGCATCTCCTGAAGCGTGAATGCGTCGCCGTCTGACGGCTTCTTCGCCTTAAGCGCTGGCGATGCTTCGATCATCGACTGGATGCGGTTAGCTGATACGCTTCTCGCGAGCTCGATCGTCGGATACACGACGAGCGCCGGAGCGGGGTCCTGGTCGATGATATATCCGAGCACATTGTATATCGCCTCGGAGCCGCCGAGCTGCGTTCCTTTGCGAATACATACGCTCTCTACGGTCGGCTCGAGGATCGCGTCCATGATTCCGACGAGATACGGCGTCCTGCTATTTCGCCACGCGCCCGCCTCTGCGCTTGTCGTTCCGACCAGGACGCGGTTTCGTTCGGCCCACTCGCTGACGGTCAGTTTTTCCGGTGGTCGCCACGCTGCGCGCTCGGCGCTTCGGAGTCTCGACGGGATCTTCTTCGGCTTCTTCGATTTCGATTCCTGCATCCTGTATCTCCCTCGGTATCTTTCGGTTCGCCAGTCTCGTTAGGATTTCGCGTATCTCGTCTGTCAGTTGCGCCTCGATCTCTCTCGGGTCTAGTCCACAGATCCTGCCGGCCATCTTTCTTGGCACTGCCAGGAGCGCCGTCTTTGCCGCTCCGACGGCTTCACGGATGACGGCCTCGGCGGCCTCCGCGTCGACCAGGGCCCCTTTCATCTTGAGCCGCTGGAGCCTCGCCGTCATGGCCTTCTGCTTTCGGAACTCGGCCAGCCAGGCATCGCCATCGGGGGCTTTGTCCTCGGCCTTGCCGCCGGCCCTGGCTACGCGCCACTGGATACAGGCTGGCAGGGTGAACTTCCCGCCCTTATGCGGCATCCCGTTGTTTATCATCTGCCGAATGGCTTCAGCGCTTACTCCAAAGCATTCGGCAAGGTCAGAGCGTGTCAGGTTGTCGATCTTCAAAATATACCTCCTTCAATCAAGCCTCAGATCAGCGTTTTTGGTCTCTCTTGATAATGGCGCTGCTGTCGAAC